AGAAGAGACTTTGCAATAGCAAATCAAGGTAAGGGTTTAACCCCACAACAAATACACGAGGGTGGGTTAGAAACTTTTGAATATCACAAAAAAATACAAAATCAATTATAATGGAATTAACAGGAACAATATTACAAATAGGCACAACAAAAGAATACGGATCAAACGGATTTAAGAAAAGAGATTTAATTTTATCTACAGATGAACAATATCCACAAAAGGTAAAGATAGAGTTTGTTCAGGATAAATGTCAAGTATTAGACAAATACAAAAAAGATGATGGTGTAACAATCGGCATCAACATAAAAGGTAGAGAGTGGATAAACCAACACAACCAAAAGAAATTCTTTAACTCTATACAAGGTTGGAAAATAGAAAAAGCAGAGCTGAAAAAAGAGTTACAATTAGCAGATCAAAACCAAGATAGAGAAGATGAGTTTCCATTCTAAAGGATATGATGAACAGTTTGGTAGTTACAAGATAGTATCTAAAATAGAAACTCCAGAGTATTATGATGGTGCAAATGGTTATACTGCAAGAGAAGTAGTAGAGAACTTTGATTTAAACTATAATCTTGGAACTGCTTGTACCTATATACTGCGAGCAGGTAAAAAACACCCAAGTCCAGAAGGCGATATACAGAAAGCAATCAATCACTTAAAATTTGAACTAGAAAAATTATCTAAATAATGCTTATAAACTTTGAAGATCATTTAGATAAACTTGAACTAATACGAACAGGAAAACTAAATGAAGCACCAAAGATAGGCATTGAAGAAATAGATAGTGTAATTAGATTCAAAAGAAATCTTACTTGTTTTGCAGGACACGCAAACGTAGGTAAGACATCTGTGATTATTTATTTTATGTTACTCTTTGCGATGAAACATAAGATAAAGTTCTTAGTATTCAGCTCTGAAAACGAACCACACTCTTTGATAAGGAGATTAATAGAGTTCAAATCCCAGAAACCTATAAACAAACTTTCAAAAGAAGAACTTGATAAACATACAGAGTTTGTGTATGATCATTTTAAATTTATAGACTGCGAACAAAATTATGATTATTTAGATTTACTATCTTTGTGTGAGGTGGTAATGCCACAGTATGACTTTGACTGTTTGATTATTGATCCGATAAACAGTTTGAGAAAGAATAAAGGAATGATGAAGTTTAGTAATGCTTTTGAATATTTGTATGAGTGTATGACAGACTTCAGAATATTTGTTAAAAAATACAACAAAGGTCTGTGGTTAGTGATGCACTCGGTTACAGAAGCATTTAGAAAAAGATACAATAACAATCACGAATACGCAGG